ATTGTGTGCAGAGATTGCTGTCTTTAATACGGAACCTCCCTTGGCTACTGATTTGCTGCTGCTGCTTTTGCTCTTGCTCTTTCCGGCCATTGTTGATACAAAGACGATTGTTGAGTGAGGGATGACGAACGGTGTGTGTTGTTTGCTTATTTATTATATCCATCTTTATTTAAATCAATTTTCTATATATTATATCGCCGACTATAGTAGTAACCTATACAAAAAAATAATATAACAGATGCAGATATTATTAGAACTATATACGCAGTTGTTACGGGATTTATTACAGAAAGATTCATACTACTATATATATGATTTTATTTTTATATGAAAATACAAATATTTTATAATTTACATTTAAAATTTACATTTAAAATTTACATTTAAAATTTACATTTAAAATTTACACTTATAGATACTATATTTTAAGTCCCAATTATTTTTATAGTCGCTAAGAATAAGACCATTATTTCTATGGTATTCTGTATCCGCGTGAGCACTTGACGGAACTCGCCAATTTCCATACAATTGTGTCAAGTATAGCCCTGGATCTTTTGGAATAGGATATTCTTTACCGTTCATTGTAGCAGTTTCTAATAAAGGGAACGCCGGATTCGCATAAATATCACAATAATTTTCCGCACTATCCTCTGTTAAATATACGGATATAAGGTTACCGCCCGAGTAGTCAGGAAACCCTTTATATTTTCTTTTAACGGTTAGTCCATATTTTGGAAAATCTACCATAGTTAAGAGTTTATCCCACATTGATAAATGAATCGTTACATCTACATCGGTGTCGTGGCTTAATATTCGCCCTTCGCGAATACATCCAAGAAGTGTGCCACAGTCCAAATAAAAAGGTATATCACTTTCTTTCAGCGCAAGCGAAGTAGCATCTAATAATTTATAAAAATTTTGAACTTTTATTTGCGATTCGTAGGCATTAATTTTTGCTTTAACCACTGATACTTTTTCTAAAATCGAGTTGTTATTGTTTATTTTTATTTTAGTAAAGGCTGATGTAGGAGCTATTATTGGAACTTGAAATGCTATTTTAGGTGTGGATTTCATTTTTTTATATTGATTATATCTATTAGGCGGTTTATATGTAGCATAACTATACAAAGTATTGAATATATTTTTTATCATTTATATTTAGATATATATTTATAGATATATTTATTGATATATTTATAGATATATTTAATTACGCATAACCGCGGTAAAATATATTTGTTTATTTATTTTTATAGAATATCAAGAGTAACGAGAATCAAAAGAATAACAATAATAATAATAATAATGGCAACACCTACCGAAGATAAAGTAGGTACAGATACAGATAAGTGCTTGTCTGTGAAAAAACGAAATCGAAAACATAGCGCTCAATCTTTGCCTCAAGGTCTAGAACATCATATGATGAAGAAATATGTAGTATACTATCGCGAATGGATAGATAGGTCACACACAAAAGAGCGCGAATATTTCAAAATAGAAAAACATCCCGAATTACCTAAATCGTGGACATCAAGTAAGTCAGCTAAAGTTAAACTAAGCGACAAATTAGCAGATGCAAATAAAGTTATTGACGACTTAGAAAAAAAGAGGAAGGAGAATTTACAGAATCAAACTCCATAAAATTTCGTATATTTGTATAATAAATATTGAAAATACTTAATTATATAATAATATGATAATATAATATAATATAATAATAATGCCTGGTAAAAAACGTTCTGGATTTTTTAATGACACAAGAGCATATTCTTATGATAATATGTCTGTTAAACACAATCCCAATACAACCGATAGTGTCTGTCAAAATGGATATCCTGTAAGCCAGTATCATAATTTAAATCCTGTCGAAGCATTGTATAGTATTTGGAATTCATATCAATCAATGCCGATAGCTAATTTTTCAACGATACAAAAATCTGTTTTGGCACCAAATAATTTAACAAATCCTCCATCTGGGCCAGCAAATATATTTATAATAAGACATGGCGAGAAAAATTGGATAAACTATGGTTTAGATAAAAATGGAATTTATAGAGCGTGTCAACTAGCAAATTTTATAAATACTTTAGCAAAATCTTCATACCCTATTTCGTATATATTATCAAATCAACCCGACGCATACAATACAAATAATTCTATGCATCCCGCACAAACAGTTTCATCTGCTTCTTTTTTATTGAATATACCACATATTATGTATAGTAATGCTTCTGACGTAGATACAACAGTTAAAGCCTTATATGAAACTGTATTTATGACGGATTAAATGTATTAATATGCTGGGAACATCAGCATATTCAGAAATTATGTTTAGAATTATTAAATACTGGAGCAGCACAAAGTATTTCAAGAATAACTCAAAATAATGCTAACGATTTTTTTAAGGAAACAAATGCATGTCCAGATGGAAATTATGTAACCACTGACCCAACCAGTCTATTTTATCCACCACAACAACCGCAATTACACGATAACTATAAAGACTCTCAGTATTATCCTTACTGGAATAATAATAATTTTAATTCTATTTATTGTTTTTATTCAAATCAAACAAATGGTTATAAATTTACTTTTGAAATAAAATCCATACCGATTAATACTTGTTATACATCTTGTAATTTAAATATAGGTTTATATCAGGCTATTGGAACCACATATTATGAAAATTATAATACTGATAATGATATAGAAAGTAACTGTGAAGTTCCATCAGAATGGTCAGTTTAGTTAATATATCATCATTTTAATAATTTAACTATATTGCTTTATATATTACAAAAACAAACTTAAAATATAAATAATAATAGTTAATAGTAATTATTATTTATATTTAATCTAATGGAAATCCTAACAAAATTACCATCTGATTTACAAGAACATATACTTGTCAAAGTTATGAAACGATATAAACTGCGAGATGGAGAATATGTCAGACAAATCGACAAAAGTAAATATAAGTTCCTTGACTATATTATGCGACCATCTATAAATAAAAATTCATTCCATTACTATGAAGATATATTTCAAGATATATTTAATAGTAATGATGATCGAGAACTTTTTCGTTACAAATTTTCCATAAAAAATTTATACGACGACGCTCTTCGGAAAGAATCAAACATCGATGATGATATTGTCGATGTGCGTATAGAATATAAAAATAACATTTATTACTATGAAATTAGCATATATAGACTAAAAATGAAAAATATAGATGAAATTAATTTCACACCTGAAAAATTGCGCAAAGATATATATCACAAAGGACCATTGGCACATAATTATTTTTGGGATTTCTTAGAATTTTCTTATGAAGTAAAGTAGGGTAGCTTAATGTTGTATAATATTTCATAGTTATTTAAAAAGATAACTATAAAATATTTAAAATAGATTCCCAAAAATACTTTTTCTTTGTTTAGATAAATGAAAATATATAACTTTCTACCCATTTTCATTCAATATTCCTTAATTTCCGCATTTGTTACTGCGTATGCTACCGCGTTACCCGTTAATATAGTACCTCATAATATCATCTCCACATCCACCGCATATATCCCACGCGATATAAATATCTTATCAGTTGGTGACTGGGGTTCTGCTGCACTCGGAGGTTATCATTTGCGAAATGCACAAAGCACGGCATACGCTATGAAAATATACGCCTCAGAATATAACCCAAAACTGGTTTTAAATACTGGCGATAATTTTTATTATTGCGGGATTCAAAATACTAGCGATCCTCAAGTCAATTCTGACTATGTGGAACTATTTGGTAATATTGGTCTGCCTTGGTATAATGCTCTGGGTAATCACGATTATGGTTTTAATCCTGGCGCCCAACTAGATCTGAATCAGACCATCCCCCAGTGGATAATGGATGCCAGATACTACCATCGGCGCGTAACATTTAATTTTAGCGAAAGCGACAGCGAACGCAACAGCACCAATATCATATTAAATATAATCGCCCTAGATACGAACCCTTGTGTCAACGATTATAGGGGCGACGACCGGGCAAAATGGGATCCTTGTAATATACAATATCCTCTATGCTCCCCTGTTGCAGGAGAATGTATGTTTCACCAAAATATAATCAATCAATCCTGTAAAACACAGCTGGATTGGTTTAATGCCACGCTTTCTGGTATCCCGCCCACCGAATGGGTCTTTGTCATCGGTCACCATAAAGCAGATGAAATAGATGCCGAAGATTTTCAGTCCTTATTGGGCAGCAATCGTGTCCATTTATATTTAAATGGACATAATCATAATTTGGAGCATTACTCTATAGATGGGGACGCAAAATATATGACAACCGGTGCGGGTGGTATGGTAATTATCGGCTCGAATGGACATTCAAATGTCAAATTACATGATGAGTCGGCCGAATTCAAACATAGAAAACACGACTTTAAAAGCATATGGAGTAAGATTACAACAGGATTTTCCTCTCATACATTTATAGATAAGGGGACTAAAGTTAAAACTGAATTCTGGGATGTGGAGCAGAATGTATTATACGATTTTACTATATCGCATATGTCACGAACTAAATCGTCTTAATACAATAGTCGCACAAATATCCTCTTTTTTCCCTTTTCGTTGTGATAGAAAGATGATTCTTAAATAACCCGCAGCTATCACACTTATAAACTACGTGAGAATTGTCGTCAGCATTTGAAAGTACTGCACGTTTATTTATATGGCACTTCTTCAATTCAGTACATTTTCTAAACATAAAAAAATAATATATATTGATATTGATATATATTATTTATTTATCTATCTATGTTTTATTTTATTTATAAATTATTTTGTTTATAAATTATTTTGTTTTGATTACATAGAATTATACCAAGTTATACCAAGTTATACCAAGTTATACCAAGTTATACAGAATTAAACAACCTATTCATATTTTCAACTTCTGGTTTATTTGACGACGAAACAAAAATTCGCCTTATGAGTTCATCATCCCTAAATCTTACAGTATATGTCTGCTGTAATTTGTTTCTACCGATTCGCCCCATTGCTTGAATCGTCTTCTCTTGTGTCATATTATTCAAATCTTTGCTAATATACCCGTGACAAAACTGGTAATTCGTTCCGTATACATAATCCGATGAAGCAATAATCAAGTATAATTTCTGATTCTGCGCCAACTCTTTTATAATTTCATTGTACTTCACATTTGTATGATTTGTAATCGCTCCAATACCCATAAGCAGTAATATCTTCCAATGATTTTCAATCTGTAGCAACATAATTTTCTCTACAGTGCTCTCATCCAGATTACAAGAAAACTCATTCGTATATTCATCACGATCCGTCCACCGTCTTAAATGTTCCAACTTATTCGGCACGAAAATGTCGTTAAGTGCTATACGCTTAACCCCGCTTCTTATAATATCAATCATTTGCTGTTTTTCACGAATTTCTCTTGTATCTACTACTATATTATTTCTCCCAGATGACGCCTTTCTTGTCCCGCCATCTTTTGTTCCATCTCCTCTCATTTTCTCCTTCTCTTCTTCTATGTTTTGGATTTCTTTTTCTAAAACATCGATTTTATTTGATAGACCATTATTGTGCTCTATCGCCTCCATAAGGTCGTCTATAACTTCCGCCGGAATTTTTGAATTTTGAATCGCAAACTTTGCTATCTTCTCTACATCATTTGTCAAAAAAATCGTCGGTCCATCCGTCAATGTATAAGCATCCGCAGTAGTAAAATATATATTAGAATCGTATAATTTCACACGCGCGTCTTTCATTTTATTGTAAACCTGCGACCATTTCTCAGGCTTAATATTTTTCATAAGAGTCAAATAATACAGCTTTATATTCGTCATTGTAATATCGTTGATATCTGCAAAATATTGCTGTAAAGAAAATCGCGCACTTGTATATAATGACTCCTCATTTACATACATTATAAATTTTACAATTTCATTTAAATCAAAATACCGCAGTAATGTTTTGTATTTAGAGCAATGCTCCGTCGATAAAATAGCATCAGTATAATCCTCAAACAAAAAATGAAGCATTTCTATTTTATTGTCCTTGTTTACAATCGGAATCGACTTTGAACAATCGTGACTAACTATCGAAATGATTTCGGCGCCAACAAACCGCGACCTGAAATCCAATATGGTTCCCTGTATTTCATTTTCGTGTGGAAGTGTCGCAGATGATAGCACAATATTTGGGATCTGATTCTCCACCCAATTTCGTTTAATTAATTTGTGAAAGTCGTGATCTTTATAGTCCAGCGAAATAGTAGGCTCATCGAAATACGTTATTATATCGTTCACATTATTAAACGCCTTCATATATAACATTGCGTGAATATACGACTTTATATCGCTAATCATAATCTCCACTTCATCTCCGACTGTATTGTCCACACGGCGTATGCGGCCATTCTTATCTCGTGTTGATTCTTTTGCGGCATAATAGTGCAGACGAATATCGCTGACACTATTACAACCAAACGCGAATGCGATTTTTTTCATTGCACTAATTGCCGATTTTGCGAGCGCTAACCCGACGTGTCTTGCCGCACATACGAATATAATCCTGTTTTTTTTGGTTATAAAACCGCCCACTTTTTTATCCGGATTTGGTATATTATATGGCTCGGATAATCCGATAGGTGTCAGTGTTTTACCCGTTCCTGTAGGTGCGATATACAAAATCAGTTTCGGTACCAGGGTCTTGCATTTTGTAAAAATCTGTTTTTGGTGTTCATATAATCCACAATCTTGATACTTCAATAAATATTCGTTTTTCTCGACAAAACGTTGCGAATATTTTATAAACGTTTTGACATTAAAACTCGACTCGTATTGTTTAAGAACGTAGTCTACAAATTCAATGACATATTTATTTAGATTTTCGATTTCATTTTTTCTCATAAAGTGTAGAGTGTAATAATAATAATACCAGTTTGCCTTTTTGTCTACATAAAATCCTACCAAATTATCTATAATTTCGAGTAAAATATATTCGTAAATTTTATCATTGCTAATGTCAAAAGTATTATTGCTTATGCGCATCTCGTCTATTTTTTTTATTTTCAGATTCTTATTTTTGCCCAATATTTCCACACAGTCAAAACCCTTGTAATCATATTCTTCGCATATTTCCTCTATTTTGTTCTTAAAATATTTATTAAATAAGTGAACCATAATCTCTTCGTTGACGGACGTTTTCAATATACCTATGATCGACTTTGTTGAATTATATTTTATATTTACATCATTGAAACCTTTTTTAATCATATTTAAAATATCTATTTCCTCTTTTGATTCCGGAATCTCAGTATAATCCCATTCTGCTTTTGATAGTTTATTTTGATGTAAGTCGACGTGTAACTCTATTTCTGACGTATGTGGCTGTGGCTGTGGCTGTGCTGACACCGGCGCTTCCATAGAAAATAATTTATAAAGGGTGGAGATGACGGTTACGGTGTAAAGATAACTTTGTAGATAAATAGTTATATTATAATATATTTAACCTATTTTGATATATTATATTATGGAGTGTATTTTGACATTATTGTGCCATTATTTATGCTATATTATGAAATATATAAAATTGAAGACTAATATATAATATAAATATATATTAAGAATAAAAGATGTCTTCTCACAACACCATCGCACCCATTTCCAAACATCAATGTCGCTGCTCTATAAGCGGTTGTCAATACTGTGATATGCCTATTATAGTAAGCGTGGATGGAAATATCGGTTCAGGAAAATCGACAAATGTTCACGATCTTAAAAAATTCTACACAGAAAAGGGAAGAACAGATATTCTTTTCATTCAAGAACCGGTGGATACTTGGAATTCGGTCGTGGATAAAGACGGCACTCCTATTCTCGTAAATTACTATAAAGATAACAAACGATTTGCATTCCGTCTCCAAATGTTAGCATATATTTCGAGACTCAAACTTCTTCGTGATGCTATCAAGAAGGGATACAAATATATTATTACCGAAAGATGCGTCGCCACTGATCGCAATGTATTTTCAAAAATGTTATATGACAAAGGTGACATTGAGCATGATGAATATATTATTTACAATAAATGGTTCGAAGAATTTATTACGGATGTGCCAATAGGTGCTATTGTATACATAAAGGCAGACCCTGATGTATGCCTTGAGCGCGTTAATGTTCGCGCCAGAGAGGGAGAAAATATACCGATTGAATATCTCGAAGAATGTAGCAAATATCACGATGAATGGATTGACAAGGAAAATGTTCCTAAACTAGTTATCGACGCAAATAGCGACTTTAACCAAAACCCTGAATCCCGCAAAGAGACTCTAAAAATGATCGACGAATTTATTCACTCTCTTTGATTTAATCTTTACCCATTTCGAATATACTGAATATCGAATATCCTGTTCGATTTATATTTTAAAATATCTAATTCATTGCTTGTAGTTGGAAAAAGTTCACAGCCATATATATCCTGTAATAGCAACCATTCGAACATTCCTCCGACATATACATATACATTTATAAAACCGAGGCTTATTAACTGTTCATATTTTTTATACACCTTTTCATCGTTACAATTGCGACCATATATTATAATATTCTTATTCCGCGTTTTTTTTATGATCGAATTTATTAAAGCCTCTTCGTTTTCTATTTTTGTAGTATTTAAAATGAGACAATTCTGCATAGAAGCGTCTAGAGTGTTTATAATTATATAGTTATTTGTATTTTTACACGCCTTCTGCATATCTTCACAGTTTATTTTTTGTATTGATGCCGTATTCCCCATTTTAAATATTCAAATGTGTATAATTAGTTTCTATCTAATAGAAAAAATTATAATAATTATATTTGTTTTACGTTTTAATTTTACATCATTTTAGTTAATTAATAGTTAATTAATAGTTAATTAATAGTTAATTAATAGTTAATTAATAGTTACTTATTCTTTAATCAAAATTCACAACAATTTCTACTTTCTCCTTTTTAATACTTTTGGTTGCTGAAATTGAAAGCTCCTCCCGCTTCTTTCTTGTTTTGTTGTTTACATCAGCCTTACTACTATTGTCTAAATTGTGACCTTCATTATCTTCACCATTTTGAATTATTTCATTATAATATTTTCCGCCATTATTTTCATAGTCGTTAGAATCGTTTGTATCGATCGACTCGTTGGATACATTTGATGTAGTTGAACACGCAGTTCCCACCGAAAGCAATTTCTTTTTTGATGTGCTATTCCTATTATTCATATCCTTTTCGATATTAACATAATTCTCCTCGATATAGCTAATAACGTTATTTTCCAGTGCCCATTTGAAAAAGTTTAATTGCCCGATCGTCGTCTGAATATATTTACCATCTTTATACGGAACCGTTATTCTATCCCATCTACAAAAAGGATCAAACCTCTTCTTAGAATAAGCCTTCAGTTTTAGTTTATAATCTACGTATACCTTAAATCGTCTGCTTGTTACACCATCAATAGTATATACTGTATAATACTTTTTGGCATAATTAGTAGCAAACCAATCAATAATCCTAAGCGAAATACGCGATTCACCATTAATAATTCGTAACATATAATCCATATTATTATCTAACTCATAATATTTCAAAAGATTAGTTAATAATAAATTATTCTGCGTTGTATAATTTAAATTTGTAGATGTCATTGCGGTAATTAATTTATTATTTTATTTCTGATATAATACCTAATATTCTAAAAATCATTTTAAATGCTTTTATTTTTAATAATATTATTACAATATTATTACAATATTATTACAATATTATTACAATATTAATTACAATATTAATTACAAACATCAGTATCCTTTTTTATAAATTTTAATTGTTTCCCCAGTTTAAATCTTTCGCTATTCATTGTTCCTCTCCTTACATTACAATCTAGGCACGCTATTACTATATTGTCCTTATTATGTCCATAATCGTTATCTATTCTATCAACAGTCCATTGTGTTTTGGACAATACTTCATTATATAAAATATAGCATTTCGTTTCACAATAATGACAACACATTCTACACGCAGTTAGTTTTGACAATAGTTCTTCCATATCTACAAATTTCTCAGAATCATATATTTTTTTTTCGATATCTTGACGCTTATATCCATCTATCTTTTTCTCGATTTCTTTTATGAATATCTCCCGATTTACGAGCGGCTTGACATCCATATATAATTTATTTATGACATTTATCTGTTCATCGTGACTCTCATAAAACTCAAGGATCTCTTTTGACCATCTTTTAGTTGCAGTTCTTTCGTGTATAGCATCTGGATTATTCATTGAATTTATTTTATCCGTGTTTCTTTTACCTTTTATAGATATCGATTTCATTTGTGTTGTACTGTATCTATAAAAATATCTATAATAAGTTAACTCATACAAATATAAAATATGTGAATATAAAAGATGTGAATATAAAATATGTGAATATAAAATATAAAAAAAGAAGTTAAACTTTACTCTTTATATAATATATACACAATGAGTAAAGATAAAGAGCTTCAAGAACTTAACAATATAAAATATAAATCTATGATTTTAACTAATAATTCACGCAACAATCTAAGTCCTATGGATATAAATGACACGGCAAATATAAACGATTTTCTAGAAAAAGAAAAGAAGCATCATACAGGCGAGCATTGGAGTAAATTGGATAAAACGATTAAGATGCAGAAAATACGCGCCTTTGTTGAAAAATATAGCATCGACAATAATTTAAATCAAAAAGACACAAAATCACTTTTGACCTTTTTGACAACCAGTCTTGACCAAAAAAAATTATCAAAAACAAAGGATGTTGTTTATGATAAAACAACCGGGGTCATTAAATCTATTCCGTGCCTTTTGTTCAATACAGCGCATAAAAAATTCACTCTTAAGCGATGTGAAAAACGACAATCTACTATGCGTTCGCTTGCCCCAAAAAGGGCAAATAAAACTGTTAAAACAGGATCACGTCCTGGAAGTGCATCTGCTTCAAAAAATAATTCGAATCATAACAGCGATGATGAATAAAGGTATACTAAGTATGTGCGAAGGAATATTATTTTGCACTGTGTCAATATCGGAAATATAAAATTGATACAGACTTAAACATAACTCTTTACTTATATATAACGTCACGTTCTAACATTACAACC